GTGTTCCTCCAGGATATATAGGTCGTGGTGGTCCTGAATATACAACAACAAGGAATTTAGACAAACAACTGCTTCTACCTGTTATGGAAGAAGTTTCTTTTACAGATACCATGAAAATAGATCCTAAAAAAGATGCTGCGAAGCAGTTATTGCATGGGGTCTTGATGAATGAAGTTCTTGAAGAAGCAGACAAGATACAAAAAGTTCAAGCAGCTTCTGCAACAGGGTGGGATAATGAAGTAGATATTAGTAAAGTCCATCAATTCTGGACAAATGACTTTGTTGAGCAAGATGCAAATATGACGGTGCAAGAAGAATTGGCAGAGTTGAGGACTCAATACAATAATATGATCAAAGAGATACCTGCAGAAAATCAGGCTCTATATCAGGAAACAATACAGGTTCTACAAAATATCGATGAAGCATATCAAGCTGATGTAGCAGAAAAGTCTTATGTGGTAGCACGAGCTAAACAATTAAAATCACAGATTGATAAGAAAATCAAGAATACTGCTGGACCACAAGGGATATCACCTAAAGACAAGAAATTACCTGCAATCACTTTAAAATTGAAAGATCAACCTAAGATAATAGTAGAGGAACCATCAAAGGTTTCTTTTGGTGAATCCCATGATGCTTTGAAGTTACATGAAAAAAGGAAGTCAAGAGGACTTTATCAGTTAGGAACACCTGAATCAGATAAGATAGAAGCTGAAGTTTTAAGAACAGGTAGAAAGAAAGATGTTGCTAAATATCTCTCTTATTGGGGTGGTATCAACAAAATGGCAGAAGACCATTTGGAATCAAAAGGGCTTTTGAGCGAGTTCGTAACAGGTCCAGAACCAGAACCTGCAAGTATACAACGCCAATTAACCCTATTTGAACCTAATGTGATGAGTAAGGCTTTAGAAGCTAAAGTAGCACCTTCTGAACCTATTGTTGCACCTGAAGCGGAAAAGATAGTACCAAAGAAGACAACATCGGTAACAGTTGATGGGAAGTCTCATGTGTTAACGCATAATGTGAATATACATCCAGGGCAAAAGTACCCAAAATCTACACAACTTGAATTGGGTCTGGAATCTGTAGATGTTAAGAAAAAACCAGGAAACATTAACCCGTATCCAAATGCAGCACATGATTCAACGATAGGTTTACGAGATCAACTAGAAGGTGTTACTCGATCCGAACCAACTAAAAGCACACGACTTTATCAAGGTAAAACGTCACTTGAAGGATCTCATATCGAACAAGGTGGGATCAGCAAAGTCCAACAGAATCTGGAATATGATGTAGAACTCAAAAAGACTAGAGTAGGTACTGCATTGTCAGGGACTGATACATTTGAACAAAGGCAAGAGATTTTAAGACGTGGAGAACAAGCACTTCACGGTAAGATCAATCCTAAACTGGGTATCTTCAGTTTTGGAATGGGATTAATGACAGGACCTCTGAGTGCAGGAGTTGCTTACAAAAATGTACAAAGATTAAACGAGCAGGAAGCACTTTATGGATTGGGTACTGATGGTGCAACAGGTCCAGAACCTTCATGGGGGAATCTAGGAGCACCTGTTACAGAAGAAGATTTCAAACAAGAGTTCTGGAGCAGAATGACTATGGGGATCATACCATCCGTACAGCAATTACGATACAAACGTCAAATGGACCCAGGAGCAGGTATTAGCCCAAATGCTTGAACCAGAACGCTTAGAGCAAGCAATAAAGCTTGCCGAACAGATTACGGAAAAGAAGGATACCAATAGACTGTCATTTTATGATCCTTATGAGTACCAAAACAACTTTCACTCTGCAAAAGACAACGATGGGCGACTGGCAAGGCAGAGGCTTTTAATGGCAGCAAATAAGACTGGTAAGACCTTCTGTGGTGCTGCAGAGATGGCATTTCATTTGACAGGTAAGTATCCGAAATGGTGGAAAGGGTATCGTTTCACAGGACCAATCAAGGCATGGGCAGCAGGAAATACAACTGCAAACACAAGAGACATTGTACAAGCAGAACTATTAGGAGAGCCAGGAGATGAAGAAGACTTTGGAAAAGGAGCACTTCCTAAAGATGTGATTTTAAAATGGGATCGCCAACCAGGAATACCAAACGCAGTCTCTACCGTGACTGTCAAACATGCATCAGGAAAAAATTCCAAGTGCTATTTGAAATCCTACGAGCAGGGGAAACAGGCATGGATGGGGAAAGCGATAGATGTAGTATGGATGGACGAGGAACCGCCACAGGACATCTACAGTCAGGCATTACGGGCATCCCTCAAAAGCGGTGGTTTGACCTATATGACATTTACTCCAGAATCAGGGATGACGAATGTCGTTGCCCAGTTCATGAACAATCTGAAACCACACCAACAACTCTACAATGCCACTTGGGATGATGCACCACACCTTGATGATGAAGTCAAAGAAGAAATCCTTGCTGCATTACCACCGCATGAAAGAAAAATGCGTTCTGAGGGTATACCTGTACTGGGTAGTGGTCTTGTCTTTCCTATCGATGTTGAACAAATTAAACGCACTGCATTTGCCATCCCAGAACACTGGTCGAGGATATGTGCTATTGATTTTGGATATGATCACCCTACTGCTGCTGTGTGGATTGCTCATGACAGGGATCATGATGTTGCATACGTGTATGATACCTATAGAAAGTCTGGAGAGACTCCATTAGTCCATGCACAGGCTATAAAAGCCCGTGGTGACTGGATTCCTGTTATGTGGCCCCATGATGGTGCACAACATGATAAAGGCTCAGGAGAACCCCTTGCAGCGATCTACAGAAGGCAGGGGATGAATATGTTCCCAAAGCATTTTGAAAACCCTGAAGGTGGTCAGGGTGTCGAACCAGGACTCATGGAAATGCTTCAGAAGTTCCAGACTCAACGGTTACTCGTGTTTGACCACTTGGGAGAGTTCTTTGAAGAAATGAGGATGTATCACAGAAAAGATGGTAAGGTGGTAAAGGAACGTGATGATCTTATGTCTGCAGCACGTTATGCAGTCATGTCACTACGTTATGCAAAAGGTTTAACCTTTTCTAAGAGAATGGACCACGGCATCGGAACATTCGATGACGAATATCAATATTTCGCAGCGTAGAGGTACTTATGAAAGTATACACAGAAGTAGTCTGGACATGGGATGAAGAGAAAGGAGAACTTGTTGAAGAGTCTTCTAAATCTCATGAATATGAAGGTCCTATTGTAGGGGCATGGCCGGGCACCCCATCTCCTTTTGGAGGTAAATGGGGTGGAAGAATAAGATTAGATCCTATAGGAATTACAGAAGGCTGGAAGGCTGGTTGGGAAAGAGGTCAAGATAAAGGAGGGATGTTTGATGATTGGGGTGCAATAGGCAAATTCGCAACTGGAGTTATCTTAGGTCTAGAAGGAGCAGTAAAGGGCCAATTAGGTGAACACGAAATTTATGGTTGGGATAGAAGTCCTTCACGTTCTACTGACACAAGTTCAGGTAGTAAATTACTAAAAACCCAGACTGCAGGTACTGGATCTAACTTCGGAAGGTATGGAGACATCAGCCAACAAGCTCCAGGAGGTTGGATCAGACAACAGAACCAAAACCGTGATGGTCGGTCTAGTACTCTTATGACAAGAGGATTATCTAAGAAACATATAAATGCTCGTAATACAGCATAATGTTTAGAATGCTGGATCAGGAAGAGATCCAATTCAACTGGGAAGAATATGAAGGTGCTATTTCAGAAGCAATCAATGCATCTGTTGGTAGTAAAGCAATGTTTGACTCGGATAAGAAGGTTCTTGGGCATATATATAAAAAATTAACAAACCCCTTTAACTCATCAATGCAATTATGGGTGGTAGAAGAAGAGGGACTTAATTATGTCGTTTTGACACAAATCCAGTATTGTGAGTTTACAGGACGTAAAACTCTGTTATGGTTCAGTGCTACTAAAGTCGGTGATGTCGATACTAACGATATGGTTAAGGCATACCAAGAAGGTGAAAATGGTCTTAAAGAATATGCTAAAATGAACGATTGTGAAGGCATTTGCGGATATACTGATCTCGACTACTTTGCCAAGAAAGTCAAGGAAGATTGGGAGGGTGCGATTACACGTTATTTCTTTTATTTGCCTATGAAGAAAACAGCATGAACATAGCAAGACCGTGGGATTGTGAATCCTTTCCGAAGTCCAAAACCATCTGTTACGGTGGCGGCGGTGGCGGCGGTGGCGGCGGTGGCG